AATAAAGCATTGTCTTTTGACAACGGAAGTAATAACTCAATTGCTTGCCGACAAACTGGCAAAGTTAAAGGTAAGTTAACAAACGCGAAAAACGTATTTAGTAAGAAAAAGAATTTGTTTTTTAAGAACCAAGTTGTTGATCGGTTTTACGATAAAAAACGAAATGTGCTGGTGTATGTAACGTATGTTAAGAACATCGGCGGCAAAAACTTTTCACACTCTATATCAGTTGTAAAGATTGAATAGTGTGTAATTACAAAGGTGTGTAATGGAAACCGAAACAACTATAGTGACTTTACATCAAACATTAGTAAATGATTTGATACAAATGTTTGATCGTGCATTTATGCTTGGGCAAACAAGTCTTTTAGACAGACGTGCAGAGTCAAATGACACTGTGTTTTGGATTTACACAATCGATAAATGTGACTACACACATTCGCGAATTGAAGAAACAGTAAAATGGTGTACAGGGCACAATTACTATTTTAAAGAGTTTAGGATACACAAGTGGTATCCAGACCATTGTGCCCAAGAACACATAGATGATTATTTGCCAAACAGCGATACGTTGATTGTGACACTGCAAGAAGACAAAACTGACAGACTGATAATTGACGGTTGTAAAATTGCAGAATTGAACGGAACAGGGTACATAATACCTGAAGGCACAAAACACGAAATTACTAAAGGCCCTGGCATTAGATATAGTTTGGTTGGCTGGGGCAGACGAGACGATTAATAGAAGCATGCCAGAGTGGTTAAATGGGCCTCCCTGCTAAGGAGTGCGTCCTGTAAAGGGCACGAAGGTTCAAATCCTTCTGCTTCCGCCAAACAATCGCTAAACGAAAGAAAGACAATGAATTGTAGTTTTACTTTACTAATCGACGATGTTCGTGACTTGTATGCTGATTTTGTGTGCAGAACGTATGATGCAGCTGAATTGTTAATTCATAATGTAGATATACAAGAGTGGAAGCTACTATTAGATCACGACTTAGGTAGCAAAAGTAAAACAGGGTATGACTTAGTCAATTTAATGATTGAGAACATGAATTTGCCAAAGCACATAGTTATTGTTTCGTCGAATCCGGTTGGGCGAGATAATATTGCACGAGCTTTAACATCAACAGGACAATATAAAAAACTCAGTCCATATGAATTTAAAAAGCGTGGTGCAGAATAATCGCAGGGTGGACTGGAGTTGGTTCCAGCCCGGGCCCTGAATTGATAAATAGTAATGCTATGATGTATTACACAATTTATAAAATTACAAACCTTACAAACGGAAAAGTTTATATCGGTAAGCATCAGACTACTAATATAAATGATTCGTATATGGGTTCCGGCGTCGGTATAAGACGTGCAATTAAAAAGCACGGCAAGGAAAACTTCGCGAAAGAGATTCTTTTTGTGTTTGATAATCCGGAAGATATGGATAATAAAGAAAGAGAATTAATAACTGAAGAGTTTGTGCAACGCAAAGATACTTATAATGCTGGTGTAGGAGGCGAAGGCGGGCCTCATTTTGCAGGAAAAACGCATACCCGAGACAGTATTGAGCAAATGCTAAAAACACGCAAAGAAAGAGGGTATACTAGACCTCCTACTACAGAAGAAACAAGGCGTAAAATTAGCGAAGCAATGAAAGGCAATACTAACTCAAAAGTTGGCAGAAAACTGTCTAAGGAAACAAGGCGTAAAATTAGCGAAGCAATCAAACGCAAACACGCTGAGCGCAAACACAAATAAATCAACCGCGGGTGGGAGGCATGAGAGTTCTTCTTTGGCTCATAACCAAAGTGTAAGGTCGGGGCAGTACCGACACCCGCAACCATTTTACTGCGCAGGGGGTTCGAATCCCTCCCCTGCTACCAATTTTTAAAAACTGTAAACGGAGGAGACACACATGAAGCTTAATTTAAAAAGTGCGAGACGATTAGAAAAAGAAATACAAGAAACTATTCGCAATATAACATACAATGCTGCAGGAACAGTAACGGTATCTGTGTATAGTGATTCGCCAGCCGATGACATTGATGCTGCTGTAAACGAGGCTTGTGATAGCATCGACAACATATTGGAGCTGACAGAAATTCGTTATCGTATTCGTGATGATATTGCTAAAGCAAATTCGCGTTGTGGTATTACTCAAGCAATGTCTGAAGAGCGCTGCTTAGCTTCGCAAATTTCTTTTTTGACCGAAATTACAGACGACATAAACATTGTGTCTAAAAAGGCAAAGAACGAACTGCTAAACGAAATATTAGTCAAAAAAGAATCATTGACTACAACTACGTCATTTTCGTATAATTCCGAAAGCGTTGTTATAGGAAAGGCACCTGTTTCGGAAGACAAAGCGCAATCGCTGAAAGATCTTTTGTGTTCTTTAAAGAAAAGACGACAACGCCTAATCGATGAATGCTCACAAAAGAATTTAACAGAGACAATCACCCTTAGCGGCGATGATGTGGAACTGTTAACAAAATACTCGTTAATTTAAAGGTTTTGGAGGCGAACAAAAGTATCAAACAAACGGCAGCATACTGTTTGCGCTGTTTTTAGCAAACATGTATGATAATGTAAACAACTATTTTCATGAAAGACATTGTCCTCGACAAAAACACGTTACTTCACCAATCGGTATATGTTAATTGTTAATTGTCGTCGAGTTTAGGTCGTTTGTTGTTTGTTGTGATTGTTAATTGTTGTGCCGATAGCTTTGATATTATGCTCGCCTCCATCTATAACACTAGAATGTTTTAAATAAAGAAATTAGACTTTAAAATGATAAGATGCTATGGCAACATGTTTTCGGTGTTAGGCGAAACAGATGTTTTTGTAATAACAACGAATTCGTACATAAGAAAAGACGGATGCTTAGTTATGGGTGCTGGTATCGCCCGGCAAGTTCGTGACATGCTTCCTGATGTTCCTAAACAATTAGGCAAACTCATACAGAATGCAAATGCTGCCAATAAAGTGTATGGCATATTATTAACAGAAGTAACAGTTGGAAAAAGTGTTATTGGTGCATTTCAAGTTAAGCGATTCTTTAAAGACAACGCCGACTTAGAAATAATCAAAGAAAGTGCTCAGCAATTATCAACACATGCAAACAAATATCCGGATTTGCGTTTTGATCTAAATTACCCCGGAATCGGAATGGGTCGTTTGTACGAAAAAGACGTCGAACCTTTAATAGCTTGTTTGCCGAACAATGTTTATGTGTGGACACCACCAAACTAAATATCGGAGAGATGGCAGAGCGGTTGAATGCACCGGTCTTGAAAACCGGCATGGGTTAATAGCCCATCCAGGGTTCGAATCCCTGTCTCTCTGCCAAATCTGAGAGCTGAGTAATGACAGCTATGTCTGTGAGAATACACGGACACTCAGAACGGCCTGACAGCAGTCGTTCATTGCGTGCTGTCACAATTTTAATAGCAAGGTAACTGGAGTAGGTACCAGCCCGGAATCATAATCCGGTCAACGAGGGTTCGAATCCCTCCCTTGCTACCAAAAATTAATGCAGGACTAGTTTAATTGGTAGAACGGCGGTCTCCAAAACCGTTGGTCGGGGTTCAAGTCCCTGGTCCTGTGCCAAATTTTAAAAACTTGCACATTTCACAATAAGAATATATAATGTGTGTAAAATGTAAGGGCATATAGTGAAATAGGATATCACAGGGGTCTTCTAAACCCTTAGTCTAGGTTCGACTCCTAGTATGCCCGCCAAATATTTCAACACAAAGGTGCAAAAATGATATACGAAATTTATAGTTATGAAACACTCAATGATCATGTTTGTGCAGTTTTTACATATGATGGCGGAATTTGGCAAGGAATGGTGTATAAAGATGATATAGACAATCCTGTTCATTTGTGTGAAAATATCCGTCCTGAAGATTGCCGAAAAGAATTAATAAAAAAGCTAAAGAGCAAAAGTGATAGCTAATATGCCTGAGTGGCGAAATTGGTAGACGCAAGGGATTTAAAATCCCTCGGAGGCAACTCCGTGCCGGTTCGACTCCGGCCTCAGGCACCAAATACAAACGTCTAAGTAGCCTGGGTGGCGAAATTGGTAGACGCAGCGGATTCAAAATCCGCCGGAGTAACATCCATGACGGTTCGAGTCCGTCCCCAGGTACCAATTATGTTAAAGCTTCTTACCTAAATGTAAAATAAC